TGTACAAGCAGCTCTGAATACTTACTATGATATTATCGAAACCATCTTGAATACTGGACCTAGTGTAGTTCAAATTACAGAACAAAATCCCACAAAACCTGGATATTTCACTAATCTTGTTCCTAGTGTAAATTACAGTATTCTTCCAGATGCTCAATTACCATCTGCTGAATGTGAAGTTGTTGCATCTGCTCTAGAGATATATGGTGGTATTATAACATCTAGAATTATCAATGATACTGTAGTTACAGCAAGTTTTCCTGATTTTATTGATGGAGTTACTAAAGATTTTGAACTGTATTGGGATGATGATGGATCTGCTGTTGCATTGACAGAATCGGATGAACAACTAATCGTTGCACTCAATGGTGTAATACAGAGATCAAAATATAATGCAGATGAGCCAGCGTTTGATTCATACTTTATCGACAAAAGTACAGTTCCTAATATGATTAGGTTTACTTCTCCCCCAATTTGGGACCAAGATCTTAGTGCTAAGACAATTCAAGAACCATCAATGGTTGAAAAATTCTTTGCTACTAATGTCGGTAATTATAAAAGATATAGTATTGATCAGGCACTTGTAAATGGTGTTAGGAAAGGACCACATCTAATTCTCGATATTGAAGATAATAAAGTTGTTGATATTCCAGATCCTGATTATGTAATTGTTATTATGAATGGTGTGATTCAAGAACCAATTTCTGCTTATGAAATCAATGGCACTTCAATCACATTTGCATACCCCCCACGTAAAGAAGACGTAATTGATATTCGTTTGTGTTATGGTCGCGATTTAGAACCAAGTCTAACATTCCATGACTTTGATGTCAATGGTTATCTCTATGATCAAACATTAGATATTGTTGGTTTCGAGGAAGGCACTAATTTCAATAATTTTATTGTCAATAGTGACTATGCCCTAACAACATACGAGAAACTTTATATCTATCAGGAAGATGCTACTGGCAATAAATTTGCTGTTGGTAAAGCATATGATTGGAAAGTAGTTGGCAGAGATAATTTATTCATTAAAGTTTACACTAACAATATTGAATTTGATCAAACTAAAACAACCTATGCTGTAACATTGGGAGCAAACTCAGTTTCCAACTATACATTTGGTGGTGCTGCGTTTACACTAACACTGAATTCGAGTGTATTGTCTAGAATTGATAAAAGTTACTTCCAGAATGATACTAAGAGATCAAATGATTTACTACAAAGAAAAGGATTTTTTAGACTTGCTCCTGGAGACAAGATCAAAGTTGATGGTGAATCCAAGTACAGAACTATTAAAACAATTCCTGGAAGTGTCTATAGTAGAGACTTTAGATTAAATGGGGATGGTGGCAATGACATATATGGTGCATTTACAGTTACACCTTATAATGGCAAGACTGAAGGTGAAGGTTTATCTGTAGTTGCAAATATTGAAAATGGATCTGTTGTATCTCTTTCTTGGAATGAGCGCATTTTAGAAGAAATTACAAAAAATGGCACAACATTCTATAAGTTCTATAGACCTACTGCGTTTGGTTATAGAACTCCACCTATTCTTCAGTTTATTCCCGAAGATGGTAATGGTGGTGGAGCAAGAGCATCTGTAGTTGTTGCTGGTGGAGAAATCCAAGGTGTAGAACTAACTTCAGGTGGTTCTGGATATACAAAAGTACCCAAAGTTGCTATCACCAGAAAGTATGATATTATCAAACAAGATGATATCAAAATCGCAATTGTCAAACTCGGTGTACAAAGCGTTATTGCTCAAGGTATTACAATTATTGGTACTGTTGATACTATCACTTTGCCGCCACCAGAGCAAGCATATCTTTCTTCAATTTTTCTAGATTCCGTTACTGGAACTAAAGATGAGATTGAACAAGAGATTCAACCTCCAATGATTGATGATGGCGCTGCTGCGATGATTGGGGATAACTTGATTCCCACTCCACCAAGAATCTTCATCGAAGGAATACCACAACAGGTTACCATTATTGATATTGAAGAAAATATCATTAGCACTGTTGCAACTGGTGTTCAAACTGTTCAATCTTCTTCTCTCCTTGAGACTAGTAGATTTGTTACCCAAACAATCCAAAAAGTACTGGGCAACACTATCATCGATAGCATTATTCACAGAAATACTGGTGGATACTTGCAGGCAGATCTTAATATCGGAGATACTATTCTCTATATTGCGGATACTTACCAGTTTACTAGTTATGGTAAACTAATGGTTGGTGATGAAGTTGTCTACTATCCAAGAAAGACTGCAGACAGATTCATCAATCTTACTAGAGGTGATGAAGGAACTACTGAAAAAGATTGGACTGCTGGAACATTTGTAAGACAGATTGATGATCTTGTTAGTGTCGCGTATGCGGGTGTTGCTGAGATTATTAGTGAAACTGTTGTCAGAAACTCAATTCCTTCTGGAATTAGTGAAAGAAAGACTCAACAACAATTTGTTGCTCCAGCAACATTTGATAAGAAGTCTTATAGAGAGCATGTATCACAAATACAAATAAACCAAGATATCAATTCGATTTCTTCTATAATTAAACAAGTATCTCTGGATATACCTGCTGGCGATACTAAAATTGTATCAGACTTTACTAGATTTGGAACAACTACATCTGTATATTCTAATGTAATACAAATACAATCACCACTAGTAACTTTATCATCTAGTAATGTTACTAGAGAGATTCTATTCTTCGCTCCTCCTGGTGGCGTTGTTGATTTTTATCAAGAAACTGTATTCTTCACTAATCCTATTACAACTAGGAATAATGGAGATGTCACTCTTATCGATAGAGAGGTATTACTAAGAAACGGTTCTACAATTGAGGTTAGAAATATCTTACCATCAGAACAAGCAAATTATGTTGGTCAATATACTATTGGCAATCTAGGTGCAAATATTGGATCTTGGAATTATGTTTCTAAAGGAGCTGGACATGCTGATGTTAGTGGTATATCGATATCTGAGTGGGCAGTTCTATTCCCAACATTTACTATCCGCGACTTTGAACTGAGAGGCAATACAAACTTTACTAGTGCTGGTAATAGATTCAATCTTGGAATTCCGTCTTTCAATAATCCAGTTGTATTTGTAAATACTGGCATCGATTCTAATAATGAAATGACAGTTCAATCAAGTGCAGGTGGAAATCCAACTAAATATTTCCAAGATTCTGGGTATCTACTTATTAAAAATAATAGTGGTGCTTTTATCGATACTACTAGTGTTGTACAATATACTGGTAAAACTAATACAGGATTTACTGGTGCAACATTGATTAGAGGACAAAGTTTCCCAACTAACGGAGACGAAATGATCCCATTCACAATTGATTGAATATTACTATAAATATAAATAACTCAAGCACAACCTCAACCAACGTCGGAACAGAAAACCCATGGCTGCTATCATCTCAGATAAATTTAGAATTTTTAATGCGAAGCAATTCTTGGAATCGCTTAGTGAAGGCGCAAACGATGCTAGCGCCGATCGTACAAGACTCTACTTCTTTGTAGGTCGTCCCCAAGCTTGGAAAGCATATCTAGAAGTTTACTCCGTTGACGGAGGAAATCTTACTGTCGGTAACGAATTATACGTTGGCGCTAATCAAGGTTCTGCAACTTGGCGTGGAACTATCGAAGCTGTATACAGCAATTCCGTTCTACTGAGTTCCATTTTTGGTTCTACAGGAACGGCTTCAACTCCTGGACTAGGTGCTTCTCTTAAAGAGCACGATGGATCAGCTGATACTGGCGTTACTGCAGTATCTGGTGTATATCGTTTCGCTACAGAAGACGCTCCCCCACTTCCTTTAGACAACCAACTCGAAAAGCAAGGTATCTATGATGATATCATCGCTGCTAAGAGAGTTACTGACGCAAATGCTCGTGCAGTAGTACGTCGTTATAACTGGGATTTGGTTGCTAACCCCAAGTATGATATGTGGAAACCTGACTACTCTGCATCTCCTGCAGGTGGTGGTCAAGTAGGTAAGCAATCTGCTCTAGGTTTTGATAGCATTGCTGATGCTAAGTACTATGTAATGAATAGCAACTACGAAGTATTCAAGTGTCTTTATAACGGACAGGATCCTGCAAATCCATCTGGTCAGAACGCAACCGAAGAACCATCTACTACTGCTGCTGGATATGTTGGTGGTACTGGTGTCTTCACTGAGACTAGTGGTGCTGGATATATGTGGAAGTACATGTTCACTCTTCCAACTGATGATGTTTTGAAGTTCCTTTCTTCGGACTTCATGCCAATTGTTCTACCATCAAACCCAAGTCGTACTACTGTATCTACTAATGCAGTTGCAGGTGGATTGGACGTTTGTCTAGTTGAAGATGCAGGCACAAATCTTCCTCCTTCACAGACACTGTATACATCAGTCAAAGGTGATGGATCAGGTGGTGTTGTCAAATTGGTAACAACTGCTGGTGGTGCAATTTCCACTGCAGAAGTTGTTGGTGCTGGTTCTGGATATACATATGCCAATGTTCTTCTAGCAAATGGCAATCTTTTCAGTGACCTAAGTCTTACTACTGCTGTATCAACTCCAGCTGGTGCAACTGGTGCCCTGGAAATTATTCTTGCTCCGAAAGGTGGTCATGGGTTTGAAGCAGACATCGAACTAAATGCCAAGCGTGTTATGACGAACATTCGTCTAACTTATGCTGAAGGTTCTGGTGACTTCCCCGTAGATAACGATTTCCGTCGTATTGGTCTTCTAACAGATCCTCTGGATTATGGCACTTCCAACTTTGCAACATCTTCCACTCTAAACGGTCTATATGCCGTGAAGATTACTGGATCTTCTGCAGATTACATTCCCGATGAAGATATTAGTCAATCTCGTGGTGATGGTAACACTGCAAAAGGCACCGTAGTTTCCTGGACATTGGATAGTGGTTCATCGACAGATGGTATTCTTAAGTATTACCAATCTCCAGAACAGCATCTTCATAACGGTGCAGTATATGCGTTTGAAGCAAATGGTTCTGTAGACATTACTGGTGCTGCTTCTGCTGCTGATGGTAATTGTGATACCACTTATAATGGTACTCTAGAAGGTGTTGTCCTCACAAACGGTTTGGGAACTCCTGAAGTTGCAAATAACTCTGGCGACATCATCTACATTGAGAACCGTCGTTTGATTACTCGTGCTCCTGACCAAATTGAAGATATCAAACTAGTTATCGAATTCTGATCACAATCAGATATGATCAATATATCCCCTGAGAAATCAGGGGATTTTTTTTATCTCTATAAATACTAAGGACAAAGAAAGCTAGTATCTGGCGGAAAACGATGCCACAGAAGACAAACCTAAATGTTTCTCCTTATTACGAGGATTTTGACGCGAGCAAGAATTTTTATAAGATTCTTTTCCGTCCTGGATACTCGATTCAAGGTAGAGAACTTACTCAACTACAATCGATTCTCCAAAATCAACTTGAAAGTTTCGGAAAGAATACTTTCAAACAAGGAGAGTTAGTTGTTCCTGGGGAAGTTGGTCTAAACAACAAATTAGATTACGTAAAACTGTCTTCGGTTTCCGAAGTTGCTGTAAATGAAAGCGGTTCTATTGTATTCAGGAAATATGATATTTCGCAGTTGGTGGGACAACAACTCAGAGGTCTTACTTCTGGTGTTATTGCAAATCTAATTGATGTTAAAAACTCATCAGAAATTAATGCAGACACATTGTTTGTTTCGTATGTAACAAGTGGTAATGCTGGCAATGAAGTTACCTTCAGACAAGGTGAAACTGTTGAGGTTATCGATGGTGTCAATACCCCGTTGCTGGTTGTAGGAACTGATGGAAGCGTTCTCCCAACAACTGTTACTATCACCAACCCAGACAATCAACAGACTACTATTGTAGATAGTCCTGCTATGGGTTATGCTTCTGCTGTAAAAGTAGAAGAAGGAATTTATTTTGTAAATGGGTATTTTGTAAGAAATTCAGAAGAGTTATTTGTCCTAGATTCATATAATAATGCACCTTCTGCAATGGTTGGATTCCGTGTGGAAGAAAACATTGTTACTCCCGAAGAAGATTCGAGTTTATATGACAACGCAATTGGATCTTCAAATTTCTCTGCTCCAGGAGCACATAGACTAAACATTAAACTAAATCTAGAAAAATATAATTTATCTGCTACTACAGACAAGAACTTTATTAAAATTCTTACTGTAAAAAGTGGTGTAATTCAAAAACTAATCAAGCCAACAGATTACAATCTTTTAGAAAATACTCTTGCTAGAAGAACCTATGATGAGTCTGGTGATTATGTTGTAGATCGTTTTGATATTGGTATTAGAGAATACTATCAAAAAGATGGCAACAACGGCATCTATGCTTTGGATGCGAATAACACAGTAAATGGTTTCTCTATCCAAGATGCATCCAATAAAATGGTTGCTGATGTTGGAGCAGGAAAAGCATACATTAAAGGATATGAAATTGTCAACAAAGAAACTAAGTATCTCGATATTGCAAAAGCAAGAGAAACTGTTGACGCAGAAAATATTACACTAAAGACATCTGGTCTTCCAACATATCCAATTACCAATGTATTTGGTTCTATTCCATTCAATGCTGAGGGATCAGAACTAACTGCATATCCAGATTTAGAACTGTATAGAATGTACAGTGATGGTACTGTAGGGCAGAACATCGCGTTTTCTTCTGGTCAAACTAGTGTTGCTAACCCAAATAGAGTAGGTATCGGACAGAGATCTTCTGTTGATAGAAGAGGTAAATTGTATGGTGATGATCTTGCCACAGTTACCGTATGGTTAGATATTACAAAAAGTAATCTAATTGATAAAATTAATGTTACTGGAGATCTTACTTTTGCTGATTGCTGTGATGCTGATGGTAAAGTATATACACCATTCACATATCAAGGTGGAAATCCACAAGTATACAAATCATTTGATTTGATTGGATTTGCTATTAAAGAAAGACCTGATATCATTGCAGCGAAAAGATATGCTGAACTAACACTTTTAGGAAGCAAAGCAGAGATCAAAGGTCTTATCAGAGAATATGACGTAGATGATAGCAGTTTCAGGAGAAAGTTGTACTTAGAACCCATTGCTGGTGTAGACCAGAATGGAGCGGTTCAGGACCCATCTGGAGCAGTATTAGGAGGTGTATATGATTACAGTGGAACTACAACTCCATTGGTAGGTGTTGCTAAACCAGGAAATTTCTCGTTCAAGGAATTTGGATTTGGATTCAATCCAGATGCTGATGTAGTCATCTCCAAAGGAAGACTATCTGGTGGACAGAATGCATATAATAGTATTTTTGGATTAGGTTACTTTGGTCCATCATTCTACACTAAAATTACACTAGACGCAGACATCGCTGCAAATACTTTTGAGAAAGGTAAGTATATCTACGGCATCCGTAGTGGTGCATATGGTGTTATAGAAGGATCTTCTGGTTCCACCTTCACAACAGGAAATGAGTTGATGATTACAACTCTCTCAGGAAAGTTTATTTCGGGAGAAGTTATTCGCGATGAAGATGACACTGCAGCAAGAATCGCTACAGACAATACGATATCACACTTCGTTGTCAAGTATGGTGGTAGTGGTGGATATTCACAGGATTCTGGAATGGATATCAATGGTGTATCTTTTGATACATCTAAGGTAAAAGTCAACTCTAACATCGATGGTACACCTTATAAGATTGATATTCTAAGCAGAAATTCATTCAATCAAGAGTATTCGCAACCACCAACAGCTTTGATTGAAGTTCCTATTAGTGGTTCTATTACTGCAGCTGCAAGAATTGAAGCAGTTCTATTCCGAAACTCTGTTCAAACATTTACGCCAGAAGATGTAAAGTCATTTGGTTGTACCTATGGTTCTTCTGGAAGTAATGTTTTTACAGCAGACTTAGAATCTTCTAAATCACCATTTGCGAAACTGACTTCTGTAACTAATTTTACGTTTACTGGAACTAAAGGTTTGCGTTACCTTGAGTGTAATGGATTCAATGGAGACACTACACTATTTGTAAAACCAGGAGATTATGTTCAGTTTACTGATTCAACAGGTGTTGCAGAAAAAGCACTGGTTACATATGCAACAAAACCAGAGGGAACTCTAAAATCTAGAGTTTATATTGATACTGCTCTTGCAGAAAACGTTACCAATGGTAGTCTTGTCAAGGTAGGGGGCGTTATTGAGAATTCTTCTAAGGGTTCTTTGATCTATCCCACTGGAGGTAGTCAGGTTGCTTCAGTTTCACAAAGTAACGAAGACTCTAAAATTTCATATTTTTATAGAAAAGACTTTATTACAGAAGCATCTGCTAGTGGCGGAAACATTACATTTACAGCACAACTTCCATTCGGTACACAAAGATTTGCTAAATTTACAAAAGAAAATTTTGTAATGACTGTTTTGAGTCCTGGATCTGCTACTAATGTAGAGACTGGAGATGTAATTTATCTAACCGAAGACAATATCATTACTGATAATACAACTGATATTGCAAGTGGTTTGAATGCGGGTAGCGTTAAAGTAAATCTACCAGCAGCATTCTTTGGTGCGTCATCAGAACCATTTCCAATTCTCAAGCTAAGTGCTACATTAGAACTCAGCAAAGCAAGACCAAGAATCAAAACATCAGTATCAAATAAAAGAATTCTTATTAAATCTGCTGGCGACAGGGTTGTACCGCTAAGAGGTGAAGACTTTGATAGTGAAGCAACTATTGTTACCACATATTCTGATGCTTATAAACTCAGATATATTTACGAAGGTACTTCGTCTTCAGCACCAACTATTGATAGTGCAGGCAATCTAGTATCTGGCATTGATGTTACTGAAAGATTTACATTTGATGATGGTCAAAGAGATACTTTCTATGATGTATCACGTATTATTTTGCGTCCTGGTTTTGAAGCACCAGTAGGACAACTAGTTGTAGCGTTTGATTACTTTGAGCATTCTCAGGGTGATTTCTGCACAGTTGACAGTTATTTGCATGAAGCAGGTGTTACCTTAGATGAAATTCCATCATTCAACTCTGCAGTATATGGAATTGTTTCACTGAAAAATGTATTTGACTTCAGACCTAAAGTTGATAATGGATCTTTTGTAACTGGTTTCCAAGATCAATCATCTCGCGAAGCAATTATTAGAAACTTTATTGGTGAAGGTGGTGTTGCTTCGGTTGTCCCCGCCCCAGATAAAAGTCTTGAGTATACATTCAAGTTTACTCAGACAGAATTCCTTAATAGAATTGATGGATTATTCCTCAATAAGAGAGGTAATTTTGTTCTTAAAGAAGGCAATTCTTCACAGAACCCAACCAAACCAGAAAACATTGATGATGCAATCGCTCTATACTATCTTTATGTTCCAGCATTCACGACATCTAGTAAAGATGTAAGAATTATTCCAGTGGATAACAGACGTTATACCATGAAGGATATTGGTAAATTAGAGAAACGTATTGAGAGACTAGAGTATTATACTACACTAAGCATCCTAGAGCAACAGGCTCTCAATATGCAAATCAGAGACTCTATTGGTTTTGACAGATTCAAAACTGGTTTTGTAGTTGATAATTTTGAAACCCATGGGGTTGGAGAAGTTTCATCTTCTGATTATAAGTGTGCTATTGATACACAACAATCTGTTTTGAGATCTCCAAACAAAGAGGATTCATTCAAACTAAATGAAGTCAATCTAACAAATGATCAAAGATTTGTAGATGGTTATGTAAAAACTGGTGATATGGTAACGTTACCATATACAGAACTCAAACTTTTGGGTAATGATTTTGCAACTAAAACAATCAATCCAAATCCATTTGTTGCTATTCAATATGTTGGTGAAGGTACACTAGAACCTTCAATTGATCCTTGGTATGATGATACTACGGAACCTGTGATTGTTGACAACAATACTGGTCTATATTCTATCTTTATTGCTAAAGATGATAACTCAGAGACTTTCTCTAGTATCTTCAATTCATTCATTATCAACTGGGTTGGATCAAAGGGAAGTTTTGGATCAATTGCTTCTTTTGGAACTACTAATACTCAGCAGTCAAATGAGAAAGTAGCAACTGCAAAAGTTGCAAGTAGTTCTAATGCAAGTCCTGATAACAACGAAATCGGTAAAGGTCTGGCAACTGACTCTGATGATAAGGGAACGATTGCTACTTCACTGAAATTCTTTGCTAGACCAACACCTGTCAAGTTTACTGTAAGAAGACTAAAACCTTCTACCACAATCTATCCTTTCCTAGAAGGAAATGACATTTCACGTTGGACATCACCTGACGGTAGATTTACTGGAGTTGCTGGAAACTCTTCTATTGGATTCAATTCCCCAATTACTACCGATGAAAACGGTAATGCTAGTGGTATTATTATCATTCCTGCTGGTATTCCACCTGTAGAAAATGCTTCTTGGACTGGAGATGTGAATACTGTATCTTATGATACTACTCAACCAGAATTGAGAATTTCTACTGGCATCAAAACCATTAGATTTACTTCCAGCGCCACTAACGAAAACAAAAAAAATGTTGATTCATATACCGACATCAAATATTATGCTGTAGGCAAACTACCACAAAACCCAGTATCTATTACTTCAACATCTCCTGCATACTTCAAAGCAAATGAAGGTATCCAAAAAATTGATAGTGTAACTGATGTTGAGATCAAACCAAATCCTCTGGCTCAGACATTCAATATCGAAGAATTTGAAGGTGGATTATTTGTTACTAGTGTCGAACTGTTCTTCAGCAAAAAGAGCACAAACGTACCCGTGAGAGTATACATTACAAATACTGAAGTTGATAAACCTGCTAAGCACATTCTTCCAGGTGCTACATCAACACTATCTCCAAATACTTTAATTCGTGCTTATTGTAATGGCACATCAACAATTATAATTGGTGAGCAAATTGTTGGATCTCAATCAGCATGTAGCGGACCACTACTAAAAGTATTAGATTCTACTAATATTGAAGTAACTGCTTCTGCTGATGGTAAAGTTATTCTTTCAAGTGATCAGGTATACACTTTAGTATTGTCCAACCACAATGGTAGAGAGTATATACAAAATGAAGGACTAATTATTGATTCTATTACCACATTCAATAATAAAAATAATACACAACTTGGTCTAACTATTTCTAAAGATTCTGGTAGAGTTACTGACTTAGTTGTTACTGAAACTGGATCAAATTATGATTCTGCGTTCCTAACATTTGAAAGTCCTCAACTTGCAGGCGGAAGTCAAGCAAGTGGTGCTGTCAAAATTTCAGATGGTAAGATTTATAATTCTTCTGTGGCATTGGGTGGATCTGGTTATACAGCACCACCTGCAATTGTTGTCAAGGGGGTTGGAACTGGAAATGGTGGAGCAGTTATTACTGCTAAGATTTCGATCGATACACCTGCAGTTAGAATGGGTGTTGCTGTAGATACTGCGGAAACAACCAATTCTACAATCCCAACTAAATTCAAATTTACAAATCCTGTATACCTACAAAATAGTACGAAGTATGCTTTAGTTGTAGAAACTGATTCAACCGAATATCTACTATGGGTATCTAGACTTGGAGAAACTGAGATTGTAACTAGTTCTCCTGTTACGACACAACCACTTTTAGGTTCTGTATACAAAGCACAAAACACAGATAATTGGACAGAAGATCTATTTGAAGATCTTAAGTTCAATCTAAACCGTGCTGAGTTTGAGATCGGAAGATCTGCAAACCTCAAGATCACTAACGAATCACTAGGAACGGAGTTTTTACAACTCAATCCATTTGAAACTAGTGGTGTTTCTGATCAAAATGCTACATCACCTTTGTTCAAACTTAATAATAGAATCATCAAGGTTTACCACAAGAACCATGGATTTGAAGATGATGGAAATTCTTATGTATTTTATAGTGGTGGTGATGGTATTGGCGGTGTTTCTAGCACCCAAATCAATACTACCCTATTCAAAGTATCTAACGTTGGTATCGATACTTATAATATTGAGAATGTCAGTACTGCTGCCAGCAGCGTCAAAGGTGGCGGTGGAGTAGTTCTTTCCACATACAATAGAAAGTATGAGAGACTATTTCCACAGGTAAATTACTTATCATTTAGTGGAACTACATTAACTTCCACAGTCAAGACAACAAATATAATTCCAGTTGATTCAAGTAGACTTGAGAATTTCAATTCATATTCCCAAACTGCTTATGAGAAAACTTTCCTAAATGAAATTCAATATTTCACCAATCAGAAAGTTATTGGATCAAGAATCAATCAGGTTCTCAATGGTATAGAAAGATCATTAGAATATAAAATCAACTTCGGTTCTTCGGTTTCATATTTGTCTCCTGCTATTGATCTATCATCTGCATCTGTAATTACTTCCAATAATAGAATCGAACGTGCAACTGGCACAGAAGATAGATTCGGAAGGAGAGATGCTGTTGTAACACTGAAAGAAGTTTACAAATTTAGTTTAGGGAATCTCAATTCACAAACTATTCAATCTAATCAAGAAATTAGCATTGAAGCAACTGGATCAACTCTTTCTGGACAAACTGGATCTAAAGCAAAAGGAACAATCGCAAGAGTAATTGTAGTTGGTGGAGATACAATTGTATATGTTAGAGTTTCTACAGTCAATCCATTTGCAAAAAATGATGAACTGTCTATTTCTGGACTTACGGGAACACCAACTGTAAACTCTGATCCTATCAAAGTTGAATTTGGTGGTACGGATGGTCCCGTCATCCCACAAACTGGGGCATCAGTAATTGCAAGAAATGTTGATTTCTCTGGTATTCTTACTGCTAAAATTGAAGGTAAAGTAGTATTCTTTGATAATAAAAATCAAAATATTACTATCAAGAACGATAAGAAACCATATGGAAAAACTACATTTGATCAGTCACTAAGTGTGGCTTCTGTTGTAGAACCTTTGGTTGCAAGAAGTGGGGATAGTGTTGAGGATATCTTTAGAGTAGGAGACATTCTTTTCTATACTGCTCAGGAAGATGACGATGCTGCATATTGGCAGATCAAAGAGATCAATTATACAGATGGTATTGATTACTCTCCAGAAAATAGATTTTCCAATAGTTCTTCTGTTGCTAAGTATGTAACAAAAGAAATTTCTATTGGCAATCCTGGTACATCGATTAATGTCAAGTTGACAGCAAATGTCAAATCCACTGAAGATATTCAAGTTCTCTTTCGGTATAAAGAATCTTCTAGTCAAGAATCATTTGAAACTATTGAATATGAATTCTTCAATAGTACTGGTTTCCCCGACACCAATATAATTGCATCTTCTGAAAATAGCATTTCTGGTATCACAGAGAAGCAATCTTCATATCAAGAATTTGAATACAGTGTTGCAGATCTACCCGAGTTCTCTTCTTTTGGAATCAAGATTGTAATGAGAACAGACAACCCAGCATATGTACCTAAAATTCAAGACATGAGAGCAGTTGCTTCTTACTAATGGATTATCTAAAAGTAGAGGGTCATGATTCATTGCATCGTGACTCTAATACTGGTGCTATTATAAACTCAAATAGAGGAGAATTTCTCAAGCACGTTGAGGCAAGGAAGAAGATGCAGCGCATGGAGACTGTCGTTGACGACATAAATAACTTGAAGGATGAACTATCTGAAATCAAAGCCTTACTGCGAGAGTTAATCAACAATGCCAGCCATTAATGTTGCCAGAACAGATACCTTTGAACAACAAAGGGTCAAAATAAATCAGGTCAGTACGCAGATCTTTGATGTTACCGCAGGTGGTAGTGATCTTGCTACTGGTAATCTGAAAATTGGAGATGGAACAAAGTCATCTCCATCGCTCGCGTTTGATAACGATCAAACTCTCGGTATTTACAGACCCAACAATTCTGTAATTGGTTTTGTTGCGAGCAATAAAAAATTAATGAATGTGTCGAAAGAGGCGTTTATTAGTTTTAGAGATTTTACCCTACAAAAAGATATTGTAGGACAAATTGTTATTGATAATCCTGGAACCAATTATGATCCAGGATCATATCAAAATATTCCACTAAATGGTGGTACTGGAGAAAATTTTACTGCCGATATTACTGTTACTGCACACCTCGGAACAATCTTAGAAGAAGGTAATGGTTATACCACAGGACAATATAACCAAATAACTCCAATTGGTGGAAGTGGTACTGGAGCGGTTGTTGGTTTTGATATCGAAGATATTGCTGGCGACATCACTGCTGCTGGTAGTGGTTACAATCCAGTTACGTATAATAATGTTCCAGTTGTATCACAATCTGGTACTGGATCTAATGCAACTGCCAATGTTACGGTACAGGGTTCTGTACTGATTGGTGGTAGTATTACTAGTGCTGGTAGTGGATATGATCAAGACCAGTATACTGGCATTAATGTTTTCAATGTTCCTTTAGATACTAAAGTTGTAACAGTAGTTTCCAATCCAGGAACTCCACCACCAGATGATGTATACGTAATTGATGGCGTAACACAGCAAACTCTAACTTTTATTAGAGGAAATACTTATAGATTTGATGTTAGTGATAGCTCAAATCTAGGACACCCACTCACTTTTCAACAAACTGATGGTAGTATTTTAGATCCGTCTCTTTATGTTGTTCAAGTTTCAGAAGTTGGTGGTAGTTCAGGAGCGTTTATTGATTTTATTATCAGTCCAGCAGCTCCTGTAGGAAATATTAAATACAACTGCGTGGCCCATGATGGAATGGGAGCTCAAATTTCTATTATCAATGGTACTTTAGGAAACCATGGTTTTGGGGCACAAGCAGATGTTGATGTTGATGTTAGTGGTAATGTAACTAGTTTTACTCTAACACAAAACGGATCAAATTTCACCCAAGGAAATACAGTTACATTATCTCCAAATGATATTGGAGCAAGTGGATCTGGATTTGTGTACACACTTGGTGCGTTTACATACAACGGTGTTGTTTCTGATATTCAATTTCAAACCCAAGGGTCTGGTTATGAAACTGGTGATGTACTAACAGTTGCAAGTGCAGATCTAGGAAATGTTGGTGGTTCTGGATTTGAATTTACAATTACCAATAATCCATCTAGTATTACTAATTTCCAGTGGACAAATAAAGGAACTGGATATTTAGTTGGCGAAACAATTAATTTACCACAAACAGTAACAGGAATTACTGGAACTCTAAATGGTGAGGTATCTAATATCTCAACTACCCTTTCTACTATATCCGTAAATATTACCGTTGCTGATTCATCTGGCATTGCTGCTGGAATGTCTGTCTTTGCAGATCCCACCAGCACTGGTGAGATTGACCCATCTACTACAGTTGCTAGTGTTCCGAACAGTACTACAGTTGTATTGAGTGATCTTCCAACAACTGCTGGTGCAGCAGTTCTTAGTTTTAGAGATAGTGATCCTTTTGGTAATGTAGTTGTATCGTCAGTTACTGGTCTAATTGATGGAATGGCGGTAACTGTTACATCTGGTACAGGTACTTTACCAGTTGCTACCACTATTAGTAGTATCGATGCTTCTACTCTAACACTCTCCTTATCAGAAGAATCAACTTTCCCTGGTGATGTTGTTCTGTCATTTACACCACCATTTGGTGATCCTGCTGTAGATTGGGAATATCGTGTTGATACATTGGGTGCAATTGAGCAAGCAATAATTAACAATGCTGGTAATGGTTACGAAGTTCTTGACACTCTCACTGTACAAAATACAGAATTAGTACAACCAATCTCTATTGCAGTAACTAACGATTCATACCAAAAAGTCACCTTTGCTAATCCAATTTCCGCTGGCACAATTGTAGTATCAGATAAAGTTTCTGATACTAACGATGGCATTAATTTTTATGATGTTGTGGATGTGAAGATTGCTGGTGGAAATATTGTATACATGCTAGTAGCAGGTGTGAGTTTGCAAGTTGGTGGTTCAATTACCAAAGAAGGTTCTGCAACACAATATGCTCTTGATACAGTTGATCTGTCTTATCGTTATGCTTTAGATGGTGATGTAGTTCCATCTATTACTCTCTATGTTGGCAATATTTACAGATTTGATCTAACAGACAATTCAAATACATCACACAATTTTGCTCTTAGTAAGTTCCCAGATGGAAAATATAGTCCAAGCAAAGTAGAAAATATTGCTGGTACAACTGTACAAGGATCAGATGTTGTCACACTAACCAGCACTACTGGAATTCTTGCAGGAATGGAAGTACTTCTTACTTCTGGTCAAGGATTGCCAGTCAATAATTTACTTGTGGTCGAAGTAATCGACGGCACACAAATAAGAGTATCTTCAATTGCTACAACTTCAAATAGTATTGTAGTAAATGTCCAAGGTGCTGAGTATACAACTTCTGTAGAAAGAGGCAGTGATTACTTAGATATCCTCATCAGACCAGATACACCAAATTTATATTACTACTGTGATGTAGTAGCATCTAATCACGAAAATGAAGGTGGTTTTGATGGTGAAGAAATTGTATTAACTATAGATGTCAATAACCCCAAAACGTTTGGCAGTGGTGCTGTATTTAATGTAGGATCTATTGTTTCGTCTAATGCATTTTTTGCTGATATTGAATCAGGTAAACTAACTGTAGTAGATTTTGAATCTCCATCCGCAGAAATTGTAGATATTACTGCAACTGATATTGCAACTTCGGAAATAGTATGTAGTTCTAAAATAACAACTCCAGTTATTGATAATGGAATAAATCAAATTTCGATAACATCTGGTTCTCTAGAAATAAGTGGAGACGTTAGTTTTGCTAGCAATGTAAATATAAATGCTGCGACAGGAAACATTGTATCTTCTGGAAATATTAAAACAACATCATTCCTGAATGTAAATGATCAACTCAGAATTCAAAATAATGTTATTTCCACTACAGCAAGTGCTGCTGACATTGAACTAACACCTTTCTCTGGAAGAGTTGCCAAAATTAATGGATCGAGTGCAATTATTATTCCATCAGGCAATACTACTGAGAGACCAGCTGCTCTAGCACAAAATGGTGCTATCAGATTCAACACAACTACTGGTCAGTATGAAGGATACAATGGTGCTACTACATCTTGGGCATCTCTTGGTGGCGTTAGAGACCTTGATGGCAATACTTACATCAAAGCAGAAGAATCTGTTGGATCCAATGATAATAACTTGTGGTTTATTAATGACAACACGGTAAGTTTCAAGTTCAATAAAAATAGACTATCGTTTGAAAGTGCTAAGAAAGTAAATTCTGCTAATACTAGTGCCCCAGCATTTACTGATTATGCATCAAACACTGCTGCTTCTGTTGGTCAGTATCTCAAGTATAAAAATAATCTTTATGAAGTAACATCGGCAGGTGTTACTGGAACTGGTGGTAATGAACCTACTCATACTACTGGCATACAACCTAATGGTACTGCACAACTTGAGTGGTGGGGTCTGGCAGTAGGTAAACTGATTCTGGAAGATATCGAACAACTAGACATCGGACCTACTAGCACTCTACCAGTATCAATTAATTCAGATCTAAGACTAGAAAATAATATAATTTCTACAGATATCAGTGATTTGACATTGAGACCAAATACTGGTAAAAAAATTGTTTGTGACGGTACAACAACTTTAGCACTACCTTCTGGACCTGATACTGGTCGTGGAGTACCAATTCAAGGATCTGTTAGGTTTAGTACAACTACATCACAGTTTGAAGGATATGACGGCGCAAACTGGGGTTCTCTAGGCGGCGTAAAAGATGTTGACCAGAATACTTATATTATTCCAGAGACTGCTCCAGGACAGAATGAAAACATTCTGTATTTCTATAATGACGGTAACAATAGTCTTCAACTAACTACAACAGCATTAGATTTCTATAGTGTAGATACGATTAGATCAATGACATCTAATGAGTTTGAAATTACTGCAAACTTGATGACATTTGATAATGCAGCAACAACGTTAGATAATACCCTTGCAGATAAAACTTTCTTGTACTCAAGTAAGCAGTACTTTGATATTGGTCTATCTGCTGGTGTAAGAATTGATCCTATTTTTAGATTAGATAATACAGGTGATGTATATTTCAATACAGGATTTGGTACTGGAAATTATAATGGAGTAAAAGTATTTGATAATGAATTCAAAGAATTTGAACTACTACAAACAAGAATTCGTACAGATAAGTTTACTTTGACGAAAGGAACTATAGATACAAATAACACAGTGATATATAATGTTACTGTTGAAGAAGGAGCAAAAACTACAATCTGTGCTCATAATACTAATACCAATGAAAAAGAATTTATTGAATTTGGTATTGTTGACGATGGTAGTGATGTAATCCATTCTGAGTATGGCAACATCTCTACTGGCAATGATCTTATCCTTCCAACATTTGAACTAACTCCAGCAAATGAAGTTAGAGTTAGTATCGAGTTAGCATCTACTATTGCTACATCAAATGTTATCAATGTCACAATTGTGTCCCACGTCACTAAAAAATAAAAATGGCAACTTCAATCGAAAAATTTGATTCTACTGGGGGATTTTCAGTAGAAAAGGTAGTTCATATTGACGAACTTCATAATGCTAAAGACTTAAATAGTTTAGAAATTAGAAATTCGTATTATAGTGATTCAAAAAGCACGCATTACATTTTGCGTGGATTGAATACTGATGTATTATCATTGGATGATGTTGGTGGACAAATTCCTATTATTAATGACACACTAAATTTTATTACTGGGCATATCATTGGAGTCAATCCACAAGGAGCAGTTTACTCAGCAAAGATCGAGTCTGCTCTCTCATGTAATAGTGCTGGAGCAGGAACTGTTCTTTCATCAATGAGGACAGT